CCTCGCACACCTTCTTGACCTCGGGGATGAGGAAGTTTTCCATGAAGGCGCGCCGCCCCTCCTTCAGGCTCTCAATGAAGATCTTGACCTTGATGGTGGCGTTGGCGAACTTCTCCTCGCCGAAGAACATGTACTGGAGGCCCTCCTTGATATCCTTGTCCACCTGCTGGTACTTATCGCTGCCCAAGAGCCCCTTCATGTCCGGAATCACCCACTCCAATTTGGTGGTGTAGTTGGACACCAACACGCGGCCAATGGTCTGGTTGCGGAAGTACGACTGGAGGTCGTCGATGTGGCTCTTGGGCGGCACCTTATTCCACTGGTCGGCCGGGCGGCCGGTGGTCACTAGGAGGATGACGCGCTCGATGGTCGAGGCCAGTGCCATATCCACGCGCCTCAATTCCAGCTTATACTCGATGTCGTTGAGGACCGGGAAAGCCATGGGGATGGCCAGTGGCTCGTAGTCCATCTTGTCGTAGAAGACGGTGAACAGACGCTTTGCGTCCAATGGTACGTAGAGGTAGGGGTAGGTGCCCGGCGTCTTGATCTGCTTCTGGACGTAGTCGGGGAGGCTCTGGAGGACCTGAACGTCTTCCTCGGTCTGGGGGTTACGCAACCTCTGGATTTCGTAGGTAGACATCATGCGGACCCAACCATAGGGGGCCGTTGGCCCCAATTGCAGGTAAACCTGCATGGGGTTCAAGATGATGTAGCGGATGGGTACTGTTGCACTAACGCCGTCGGCCCCATAGGCGCGCTTCAGCATGTTCATGCCATCCTCGCTGATCTTGCCTGAAAACTTGTACAGGAACACGTTGCCCGAACGGTAGTATTCGAGGAAGTATTGCATCATGAGGGCGTTGAGCCCTATGGCATTGAACCATGTCTCGATAAAGGTTTTGACTCGCGTGTTGGTGGTCTTGACGTGGATGGGGCTAACACTGTAGTCGCGCAACATTTTAATTGCGTTCCTGAGCAGCGAGAAGTTGTAAAAGGCTGTGTAGCAGAGAGATATGACTTCGGATACTCCGTAGTAATTCCCATCTATCATGCTGTAGGGGACAATGCCGCTTCGGATATTGGGATATTGATTACCGAGAAGCCCAGACGGGGCTGCCATGTCACGATAGGAGGGAGCGGGGCCACCACCACATGCGGCCCGAGCACTGTAGTGAGGTTGCCCATCATGGGAGGCATCACACTCCATAAATGGAGCCTGTTCAATCACCGGGGAGGGAGCTATCGTGGGCGCGGCAGCGATGCTCTGGGGCTTGATACGCTGCCAGTACGGAGATCTCTTTGTGTATTGGCGGGGCATTAGGATAGCCTCCATTTAGTCATGTTGTCTTTCTGCCACAGTGGCTGTAGGTTGGTGTAGTGAAAACACTGCTTCTGTTGCTCCGGATCTGTGAGGTCGAAGGAGGCGCAAGGCTTGATATGGTCAATGTGCCACTTATCCTCTCCAAACCCGTGATTCTGCCACGTCATGCCCGGCTGGAATTGTGCCTCAAGGTGTCGCTTTAGTTTCTCGATCGAGCAACCAAGTAGATCTACCGAGCCTCTCTCCTTTCGTAGCCCGCGTCGTCGTAGGCGGCAGTTGATTGAGTTGGCGATGGTATGGCGTAGCTTGAATACTGGGTCCGCACGCATGCGCTCCTTCTGATACTCGTTGCGCTTTCGTCGATGCTCAGGATCACTTATCCACCTTTTGTGGGCTCGCTGACAGTTTCGTTCGCGCTGTTCAGGGGTAGACGTTCGTTTACGTCCCTTATCTTCGCAACGTTTGCACGTACGCGCTCGTCCATTAAGGCATCTTTTCGATTTTCTAAATTCCTCAAGAGGCTTGACAACTTGACACTTGGTGCATAAACGCTTAAGGACTCCTCCTTCATCAATATCTGGCACTCGTATCTTGATACCCAGTTTCGAGAGACGATTGTAGCACGCCCTACATTCGTAGCTTTTTCTGCCGCCCAAGCTGCGAAACTCTTCTACGGGCTTGGTCGTCAAACATTTCTTGCAGGTACGATAGGCGACGCAGGTTGGAGTCATGGAAAGTAGAAGCAATGTTGGTTTGAGACATATACACCAACTCCTACCCCGTTTAGATGAGCGAGGGGGCGAACAGGTCGTCGGCCTCCTCAACGGGGGCTTCATAGCTCGCAACCAATATCTTCAACCCCCACGCAGCCAGCCACAGTGCACTATAGCTATCCCTACGTATCCGATTGACATTCTTGCGGTTACGTGTCATGTGGTGAGGTAGATCGTAGGTTAGGTGACCTAGTGGACTAGAAGTGACCTCGATCAGTGCACACTCCTTCTTGACCAGCTCAATGAGCCCGTCCTGTTGGGTCACGAAATCCCACATCGATCCACTTCCTTCCAGTTCTGGGTCTCTAAAGGCAGGATGCGTCGCATTGATACCCATGACGTCGGCCTGACACATACCCTCAACTGCATGAGGCACCGATTGGGAGGCCGAGGCGAACTGGATGGTCTTCTGTTCAAAGCAGGCGCGCAGGTGATCGTTGCCCGCCTTGATGATGGAGGAGGAGAAATACTGGTTGTGTACGATGCGGCGAACGTTGCTGTCCGGATTATAGCTATCCTTAACCCGCCGGACAATCTCGTCCAAGTTATCCTTGGCGAACTCGGCCTCAATCTGGTTCAGCTCCAGCTTAGCCTGCTTGAACACCATGGACTGGTTGCAAACGTTCAGGAAGTCAAGCATCTCGCCGCCCGTGCTGTCGATGACGATGTAGACGACGTTGAAACGCTTGAGGATGTAGTGGAGGTAGGATATGTGGTACTCCAGATCGACACCGGCACAGGCGTACTGGTGCACCACCAGCCCTATCTTGCGGCCGTCCGAGGGACGCTCCACAATCTTGAGGACGCACATAGCGAAATGGTCACCCGCGGGGTCGGCACCGATCGAGCCGCCAGCCGGGTCTATCCCAAGTACATATTCCGCGTTCTTGTCACCTACAATCTCAATGCACGGCCGCTGGCCCGGCGGGATGGTACAACCGTGCATCTGTTTGGCCGAGAAGAATCCGCCGGCCTCGTTGATGAAGCGCGCCTTGTACTCGCGGTCGATGACGGCCTGAGGGATGCGCTTCTCGCGGATCTCTTCCAGTACACCTTGGTCCATCAGGTCGGGATTGCCAACCTCGTAGGAGAACTGGTAGACGAGGTAGCTGGACACGCCAGCGGTCGTCTCCTCAGCCTTGACCTTGGCCTTCTCGCGCGTCTCCTTGTCCGCCTCGATGATGGTCCGATACTGCTTATAGCGTTGGTATAGCTCCTCCCACTGGTAGGAGGCCGATGACAGCATGATCATCTTGGAATCGGCGCGGAAGACCTCGCGTTCCTCCTCGGTCATCTTGCCCTCCTTGATGCGCCGAGTCTCGCGTTTACGCTTCAACTGCTTCTTGGTCGCGTCGGCCGAGCCGGCGAGGAAGGGTTTGAGGACCAGCTCGATGGTGGAGGTGGGGATCAAGAGCCCCTCATCAATCCCCAGCACGTTGCAACGGAAGCCACGGAGATTGTCCGGGTCACCGAGAGGTACAGCCGTGATCGTGGAACCGTTGCGGAACTCAATCTTGATGAGGTCCTGCCGCTTGATCATCTCGCGGGCGAAGGTCTGCCTGAGCAGACTGCCGCGCTTGGAGCGCGCCCACTGATCGATACGTTCCACCGTCTGCCGGCTAGAGCGGAAGGTGTGTGACACCAGCAAGATGTGGTGCCCCGGGTTCATTAGGCAGTAGAGGTAGCAGAAGTGGCTGTAGACCAAGCTGTTGTGGCTGATGATGCCATCGCTCCAGTAGCACTCCTCGTTCGCCACCTGAATGTCGATCGTCTCGGTCTCGACGGGTACCATTGTCTTGATCCGATCGTAGTAGCAGGAGGCGTCGATGAGCTGCCGAATCTTCGCCTTATCCTCGTCGTCAACGAACCCGTAGTCAAGCATCTCGGTCAACCGCGCGATTGATAGATCCTTGGTGAGGCGAAGTCCCTTCTGCTGGCGGAACACCGACGCCCCGTACTTGGTGCGGAAATACTCGGCCACCGGCAGCATGTTGTGCTTGTAGAGAGAGCCAACTGGATGTACTAGATAGGATCGGAGCGCGGCCTGCTTTCGCTCTATCCCAAAGCCTATATGCTGAGCAAACAGCTCTAAACTGCGTCGGTCAAAGATGGCAAGGTCCCACGCGGGGTTCGTCTCGTAGACCTTGTCGTTGGTCGAGAACCGAACCGTGCCCCCCTTGTGCTTCAGACGCACGGTGGAGAGGATGCCGTAGTTGAGGAGGATTGCCTGCGTGCGCTTGATGATGTCGTAGGACGAGCTAGCGAGGCCCACCTGACAGATGTTGCCGGCGGCTGAATGCTTGGCGTAGCAATGGCCATCCGTGTCGAAGAGTCCACGAAGGAACGTTCCCATCTTGACGGCGTTTACTGAGAGCATCCGTTGGGGGAAGACCTTGGCGTGAGCCTTCTCCTCGTTCAAGCCCATGTACCGAAGCAGGTCCTTGAAGCGAGTGTTGCAGATGATGGTGTCACTCGCGGCGTTGTCTCGCTTTCGAGCGTCCCGCACCGCGGTCTCTGGCATGTACTTGGTCACGACAGCGCGGAATGCCTGCTTCACCTCCTCATCCATGGAGGACACAGACAAGCTGCCTCCGGGCAAACGGATACATCCATCACCGAGCAAGACCCCCATGACGTAGTAGAGGTCGAGGTTCTCCCCTACGTTGTTGAGGGGGCAAGCTCTAGCATCGCGATGGCGCGGTATGTAGGTGTCGAGCGGTCGCTCGTCTGCCCACTGGTTCATGCCGTAGCGTATCGGTAGAATCTCGTCCCCCTTGAGGTCCTCGATGAGCTTCCAGTCGAATCGGAGAGTGGTAGGATCTAGCACCCACATGCGGTGTCCTACCTTGCCCTCGCATTCGTAGCCACGAGCAGTGGTCACCTTGAAGCCTCGCTCCTTAGGGTTCTCGATCTTCGCTAGGATGGGTTGTAGGCCGTCCTTCGCCCAAATCCGCTCTCCAACCTCCACGTGCTGTATCTCCTTGAAGCCGTTCTCGGTGAGTACGAGCGCGCGGCGGTTGATGCACTTGCCGAATGAACGTCCCGCGACAGTGAGCGAGAAGTTCTTCTGCATCCACCCCTTGATCATGATGCGCTGGTAGGACTCTAGTATCTGGCCCGTGAGCAGCGTCACCAGCATCCCTATATTGGTGCGCAGGAAACGCGCCAGCGTCTCGACTGCCTCCTCGTCGGTCAGCTCGCGGTCACCTACCCGGATACGGATCTGCTCGTTCCAGTCTGGGAATGGGGCGTCCGGGTTGGGGGGGTTGTATCCGAGACCATCGTTGTGTTCCAGCCACATAGTGACCTAGAGGTTCCCCTCCTCCAGCTGATACTGGAGGTCAATGGTGCGGACCTGCGCGCCGAGTTGGAAGACCTTCATCATCACGCGTGCCATCTCGATTCTGCCGTCTGTGAACACGCACTGGAACGTGAGGGGGTACTTGACGAGCAGGGCGCGGAGATTATGCAACACATGCGAGGGGCTAGCCTTGATCCAGCGGGTCTGAGGCAGCTTATTGAACGCTTGGGCGTGGTTGATGGGCGACTCGACCATCATGACAACGTAGAGGTTGGCGGCGGCCGCGCGCGCCAGTTCGCGATCGAAGCGGGCAAAGGGGCTATCCTCGGTGCCATCCTCGTGTGTCACCTTGCGGCCGGACAATGTGCCGCACCAGTCGGCTAAGCTTTTGCGCTCGATCCGAACGCCGAGGTCATAAGGGGCCGCGAGGGCATAATCGCCCACATTCAGGGTGCCGCGATCCGTCGCGATGGGGAGCTTGATAGGAGCCTGCTCGCGGGTATCACAGATGACGCGCGCGTCGGCGGCCAGCGGCGCGAACGTGAGGGGAGCCAAGGTATAGCGGTCGGCATATCCCAGTTCCCGCGTGAAGGTGTAGTAGCCGCCCGCGACCGCCTCATAGTAGGGCATCGAGGGGCAGCACAACGTCTTTAGCTCAACCTGAGAGGGGGCATAGGTCAGGCCCTTCTCGGCCTTCCGTTGGAGGAGCCACTCCTTGGCCCAAGACAGGCCTTTGTCAGGCTGGGCCGCCATCCACTTGCGCAAGGTGACCTTGGATTCGAACGACTGCTCAAGGTACTGGTCGAGATCCTTGAAGGGGATAGGCTTGCCCGAGACAGGGTCCACCTTCGGGTAATAGGTGCTATAGTAGCGCTCACGGCTCACCTTGAAGCGCTTGAGGTGGGCATGAAGGGCTTCGAGGGTAGGGTGGGGTGTATCGTCAAACCGACAGACGAAGGGAGGGAGGCGAGGATCGACGTAGAGCGTCCCAGATATGCCAACCCCGGCAGTCAGGGCGACATCAGGGGCATACCAGCCGGTGCCATCGGGTCCGTCGCCGTACCAGCTTCCCTTAGGCAAGTGCTTGGGACATTCGGGGATCATTAGCTACGAGCCTCGTCCTTGGTCTGTCCGCTGATGAGTGCCACCATCTCCTCCAAGGCTGACAACCGTTCAACCTCTGCCGCGTCCTCTGCCTTCTCCTCCTTGCCAGCTTCAAGCCAGCGGTCACGCAGTGGCCCATTGCCCATGATATCAGCGTTCTTGGCCCACGCGTCGAGGATGTCTACCACCGATACGTAGCGATCCTTGCGTTCCTTCTCGCGGTCAGAGCGCGCCGTCTCAAGGTTCTTCATCAGCGATTCGAGCCGCTTCTTGGCCGTCTCGTGCTTGGTGCGGACCGCGTTGATCAGCTCCACATCGGTCATACCCAGCTTGACCCGCTTCCCGTTCTCATCGGTGACCAACCCGAGTGTGATCTCCTCCTGCATCTTGTCGATGCGCTGAAGGGAGCGGTCAATCTGCATGATGTTGACGATCTCCTCGGCGGCGAGGATGAACTGGTCCTGCTCAATCTGGGTCAAGTCGGGCTTGTCGTGGGTCCAACGGATGAAGCTGCTTAGGAACAGCCCGCGGTCGATCTCCTTGTCGTACTTGGACGTCGCGACCTTCATCTTGAAGGACCTCATGTAGATCATCAAGGCGTTGAGGCACTTGCGCTCGGTGGGCTTGAGGGCGGCCGCATTGTAGGTCTTGCGCGTATCCGACTGAGCTACGTAGGTGTTGACAAGGCTGACGAGTGCGTTGACCGAGACCGGCGGCTTCCACTCCTTGTCCTCAACCGGCTCCTCACTCATATTGACCCCCTCGGGGTAGACCTCCTTCATGTAGTCGCGGACCACGCGGGCCTGCTTGTGCAAGGGGGTGAGGGTGGGATCGTTCCACACGATGCGAGCCAATTCAAGACTGCCGCCCTCACGCATGCGCGGAGCCAGCTCTTCGATCATCTTCTTCTGCTCGTCGGATAAGGGGGTATTCGGCACTCGTTGGTCACCCGCAATCGATACCTCCTTGCCTTCGCCGGCCAAGAAGGCACGGACCGCTCGCGCGGCCAAATGGCGGCCGTCGATGCGCCGACCCTCGGTGTCGGTCTCCCCAAAGCAGAGGCGTGCGATGCTGCCGAGGTCCATGGTGGCGCAGTGTTCCAAGGCCAGCGCGCGGCGTTCCGGGGTCATCTCGAAGGGATCTGGCTCAGCACTCATGAGTGGGATAATTGGCGGTGACGGTTGCGATGCGGGTCCATGTGCTCGGGACCAATGTGACCCTGCCTAAGCAGGAGTGCTCGCATCATCCCTTTGAACATCCGGTTGTACGTGAGGATGGCGCTGTAGGTGTACTGCTCGTGGGCGGCGGGCGGCCGCTTGCGCTTGGCCACCACTCGGGCGAGGACGTCTACCACCTCTGCGGGTGTCATCTCCATCATGATGCTGAGACGATATATCCGACCTTCCCAACGGGACAGCTCGCGCAGCATGGCCTCGTGCAGCCAGTCGCGGACCCCCTCGATATCCACCGAGTCATCTGGGCGGCTATAGACCTCCTGCGCGTGGTTCTCCAGCGACACCTGACTCTTGGCATAGTGCTGGGCCTTGCGCTCCTTCTCCCAGCGGGCATATACGGGACACTCCGAGCACTGTATCCCTGAGGGTGTATAGGTGCACGAGTCGCCGCCCTTGTTGAACTCGCACCTCTTGCCGTTGGCCTTACCACCACCAACACAAGGCTTGGCCAGTCGCCGGCCGCCTTGATCCCGCTTGAGGTTCTGTAACCTATTGCTAACCAGCGTATTAGCCCAGCGGTCCAGCGGTCCTCTGGTCGGATCATAGGTGTGGTACTGGGTCCACAGGTGGATGATGAGGAGGGAGCGGATCTCCTCCCACGGCTCGACCGAGAGGTACTCCCAGCTATGACGACGCTTCTCTACGATCTGAAGGAGGGTGGGATGGGCTTCCTCGTACGACTGCTTCGGTGGAACGGGTGGCTCGTCCATTAGCGGTTGAAGCCCCAGTCGTTCGGGGTCATTCTCTCGTCGGCATCCCGCCACGCCTCGACCTGTATAGTGCTAGGATCGATGGAGGCGGCGAGCTGGCGGGCTAGCTGGCGAGCCTGTCTCACGTCGTAGGTCCCCTCACTTCCATCGGTATCCTGATCGGGGTTGATATGGGCGATGGCGCCGGCTGACCGTTCGCGCACTGGCGGCGGAGCCGGGGGTTGATAGGAGGGGGCCGCGGTGCGCGGCGCGACGGGTAGGGCGGCGGCCTGTGTCAGGATGGCCATGGCGTCGCGAATGGGCTGGCGGCACTTGGGACAGTGGGATGGCTTAACGGCTTCATAGGTTATCTTGGAGCCACAGCCAGCGTGAGAACAGTAGTAGGTAGCCATGAGGGGGTCTTATGGGGGATGGTCGGCAGACGGAAGGGGAACGTCAACTAGAGGGGGACTAAACGTCGCCAACGGCTTTGAGCCTATCATCAACCCGCTTGGACGCCTCGGGCGAGTGCCACTGCTCCAATACGGGCTTCAAGGTTTCCTTGAACACCTCGGGCACCTTGTCTTTCACCTCCTGCAACGCTCGATAGGTGTCCGTGGCATCCTGATGTTCCTGCTTGTAGACCCACGCCACTCGCAGGCCGACTGGTACGCAGACGCACAGGAGGGCGATGAGGATGTGGAAGGGTTGGATGAACGGGACAGCTAGTGCAAACCCCCCGGCGACAATCGCCACGATGGTCCCGTACCGCTTGACGGTGGGAACGGGGACGAACACAGCCGCCGCGCCCGCGGCTAGCGCGAGAAACCCTAGCCCGGCCATCAGCCACAGCTTGAGGTGTTCCGACCGTTTCGCATCCTCCGCCGACCTCTGGGCCTTCGCGGTCGCCTCATCTTGCAGCTTATCCTTCGCCTTCTGGAGAGCCGCCTCCTTGGTCTGGGCCTCGGTCAAAACGGTGACCTTCTCGTCCGATATCCTCTTCAGTGTAGACGTGGCATCAACCAACGCCTTGGCGGCTGCCTCGCCCTTCGCGCGCTCGCCGGCCAGTTCCGCCTCGTGTTTGGCCACCAGCTGTGCCGTCGTGGTCTTGGTCTCATCCAGCTCGGTCTGGAGGGCAACGAAAGCGGCGGCTTGTGCGGCAGGGGTGGCAGAGGGGAGCTGTGTAGCGGTCAGCTGCATGGACTGACCCATGAGGAGGGTGGGACGCCCAATCTGATCGGGTTTGAGGGTGCCGAAGGTAGCCAGCCCCTTAAACAGGTGGTCGGCCGCCGCCTGCTCGCGCGCTTGATGGGTCGCGATAGCCCCGTTCAGGACCGCCACCTCCTGTGTCTTCAAGCCATCCAGTTTGGCCGCCGCCTCGGCCCGCGCCTTGTCTATCTGGGCATCGATGGTCGCGCGCTTGGCTATCGTATAGCCCCCCAATAGCTGGCAGCCGCTGAGGGCCATTGCGAGGGAGAGGACGATTAGAAGGATTGGATAGCGCATAAAGGCAGCTCGCGCTGGTGTATACACCCAAGTGGGTATGCTTTGAACGGGACGGCGTTCTAGCACACCCAGTTGACACTCCATAAGCCGTCTGCCTACCATCCCTATACCACCCATCAACCACATCTATGTCAACCGAGACTACCCTCACTGTAACCGTCAGTCAGCAAGCTATCAACGTCATCAAGCAGCTCGTCAACAGCCAAGGCTGGGCCAAGGGCGTACAGGATATCTTCGTCGGCGGCAAGCTCCTCGCCGAGATCCTCCCAGCCATCGATATCAGCTGGGTCAAGACCGAGAAGGAGGTTGTAGCCATGACCACCGAAGAGCGCGCCACCTACCTTGCAGAAGACAAGGCGTGGGGTGAAAAGCCTATCACCCTCAATCTGACAACGGCCGAGAAGGACGCCATCGTACGGGCCTACCTCTACAACATCGAGGAACTCGTGAAGGCCGGCCGTCTGGGACCCAACGTGACGCTCTACGAGATCGCGCGCGCCTTCGACATTCGCGAGCCAGCCAAGCCCTGAATAGGTGTATAAGGGGGCATGCCCCTTGCCCTCGCCACATTCTCCCAAGTCCTCCATACGGGTCAGGTCCTGATCCCCATTGGTGCGCACGCCTTCTCTGTCAACGTTCAATCGGGACAGGCAACGATCGCCGGTGTTGTCTATGTCGCGAGTCAGACCATTGCGTGGACCGCGGCCGACAATAAGCTCGTGCTTGGTTCAAGTATTCCGGTCGGTGCCACGGGGGTAGGTAACCGCACGGCGGTGATGTATACCACGTAACCCCAAGGGTGACTGCTGGTCGCCCAGAGGGTGTATAGGAGGCCAAACATGGCGTCTCCGTCACGCAACGTTGAGTGTAGCATCAAGAGGTTGAATATCTCGGAAGGAGGGGTGTAACCATGGCCGGCGGCGCGGTTAACCTTTCGTTATCGGTACTTTTGATAGGTCAAGGACTTACGTTGAGTGGCTCGACGTTGTCTGCGACCCCGGGCGTCAGTGTCAGGGCCTACCGCAGCACATCCTCAAGCACGAGTCTGACCGACAGCGATTACTACGTCGGTTACACTGGCTCTACCACCGCCACGTTCAGCCTTCCCCTAGCAACCACCTTTGGGGGTACCGATCTATTGGTCAAGAACAAGGGGAGTGGGACGGTGACATTGGATGCTACGTCAACGGGAGGGATATACACATCCTCGTTGGTCAGCACACTGGCCCTCAGCCCCGGAGAGGAGGCTTACCTGATAGCAGATGGAAGCAATTGGGTCGTGGGTGACAATCCAGACGCTATCGGAGGTACAGCAGGTCAAGTCTTGGTCAATGGTGGGACGACCCCCGTTGTGGGTCCGATTACGCTGTCTCTCGCTTCTGCGCTGACGAGCATCAACAGCGTGACCTCGGCCGCGCTCAGCGCGCTGACTCTCGGTACCGGCACTTTTGGAACCGCTGCAACCTTCGCCTCGGCCACGGGCGCGCTGACCCTCGCGCAGGGCGCGCTCTCCTTCACGGGGGCCACGACGATCACTGGTGGCGCAGGCAACATGACCATCCTCGCCGGCACCGGAGCCTCGCGGACGCTGACGTTGCAGACCACGACGGCTCTTGGAGCGGCACAGAACAATCTGGTGCTCAATGCGGATGGGAGCGCGAGCGTAGCTGGGATGCTCAAAGCAATCTCTGGCATCGCTGCGCTTGCTACCGATTTTTGCGCCTACCTGTCCAACACCCGAACGGACGCTCGTGGCGCGTTTGTCTCTTCGGGCGGAAACGCCACGAACCGCGAGGTGTTTGTTGCCGAGTATAACAATACCACTGGGGTCTACGGCGCGGGCTCAAGCGTGTTCCGTCTGTGGGACAACGGCTCTGCCAGTTTTGGCGCGTCAGGTACGGTGCCCACGGCCAGTTCGGTTGCGGTACAGTACACCACCGCTTCCACTTCTTCTACTACTGGGGCTTTGGTGGTGAGCGGCGGGGCGGGATTCGCGAAGGATGTTTATATAAACGGAGTGAGGGTGGGAATGGGTGCTGGCTCGATATCCACAAACACGGCAGTCGGGTCGGATGCTCTCGCCGCTAACATAACTGGTGCAAAC